TACCTGAAGACATGTTATACTACTTTAAATAGAGAAAATTACAAGTTTGGTTTTCTACACACAAATTTTAAAACTAAAAAGTTATCACCAGCAGTTGAGGAGTTCTTAATGGTAGCACCAGTTTGATCTCTGATCACAAAACTGAGACGATCAACTTGTCTAATTGGGTTTACATACTGGGTAATAATTGGATAATCATCCTTGAATTTAATAAGAGAATCTGAACCACTGTGAGTAGTGCTATCAGTTACAATACTTGCGAACGAGCTTCTGATCATGCTCATATGCCCTTGTCCAGTGAGAACATTAGAAGCGCGATCATTAAAGATGGAATCTAATTCGTTAATAGAGATGTAGCAGTGCTCCGTGTTATCTTTGGAATGAATATGAGCCCCAAGAAGTCTTGCCTGAACTACATTTTTAAGGGGTTGTTGAAGGTGACAAGTAAAAGTATTAGCGCTATCTTGACCAATGGAATCAATAGTTATAGTATGATATTCATATTTAAGGTCTGGAATAGTTTGGGGAGAAGTAACCAAAGCCATTTATATTAGGCTTAGATTAAAGATCCACCAATTCCATCCTCAATCTCGTAGCCGCCAGCTTGACTGGCAACAAGAGCCTCTGAGCCACAGAGTCCACCTGGAGTGAGAGCCTTAGTGTAAGTGCTGCCATCCTTAGTGAAACCTGGAGCACATGCAATATCGTTGGGAAGATCGAAAAGAGACTCTTCATTGGAAGACTTAATTACGATTGGCTTAGGCTGATACTTACTGGATTGCTTGAGCATACCGATGACAAAAATCACAGCGATCAGGGTAAAAATACTGATGAGAGCATTTCTGTTGGTACGGTTAAGGTTTAACATTTATAATGTACATATATAATTTTTTCAAAAGTGCGTTAAAGGTAATTTAATAGTTTCCCCATAGAGAGTAGATGGACGAAGAAATTGTCATTGATCGTGGGAATGCTAATGTCATGAAATTGGACGCCGATGAACAGGCTCTTATGGATGAAATTGAAATTTCCGATTCTCGTCCCCAGCCTGTACGTCGTCCTGCACAAAGTAGACAACCTCTTCCCTCACAGATGCATCACCAAGAAGCTATGGATGCATTTGTTAACCCAAATAAACAATCAGCTCCTGCTCAACCTCAAATGGATGAAGAGATTGATTACGGTGAAGATGAGCCAATGTTTTTTGATGATGGACCAGATGAGGGTCCTGGTGGTTCTCAGAGTGAACAAGCCTCTAAGGGCTATAGCTCCGTAGATGAAGAGAAGAGTGATCTTCTCAATAAATTATCTCGTCTTGAGAAGAAGGGTTTCACAGTCAATAAGAGGTTGAACGCCTACTCTAATGTGGATGAACTTCGTACGGAGGTTAAGAGGATTACTTACAGTATTGACGTTGAACAGTCTATTCGCTTCTCGCGTCGTATGCTTGTAGCCTGTGTTACAGGTCTTGAGTTCCTTAATAAGCGTTACAACCCCTTTGAGATTCAATTAGAGGGTTGGTCTGAAAATGTAATGGAGGGAGTAGATGACTACGATGGAGTCTTTGAAGAGCTTTACGTGAAGTATAGATCCAAGGTGAACGTTGCACCAGAGGTCAAGCTCATCATGATGCTTGGTGGTTCCGCTATGATGTTCCACCTTACCAACTCAATGTTCAAAAGTGCTCTACCCAATATGAATGACGTTCTCAAGCAGAACCCAGACCTCGTAAAGAATATGATGTCTGCTGTGCAGAACACAACCCGTGCACCCTCGGGACCTGGTGATGCAGCCCCAGTTGGAGGAACTGGTCAATATGAGATGCAGGGTCCCGGGATTGATATTTCCAGTCTAATGGGTGGAATTTCAATGCCTCCTCCACCACCTATGAACACAAGTATGGCAAAGGCGGATTCGGTGGATATGGACGATGATGTCTCGGATATCATATCCATTTCGGGAGATTCTACCGGTGGGGAGATTAAGGAAGTTGCAGTCGGTGGAGCCAAACCCAAGAGAGTCCGCCGAAAGAAGAAAACCGAAATTAATCTCTAAGTAATGTATAAATGATAGGTTACTGTCCTTTGGAGGAACTAGAACCTCCTGTGCGGCGTGAGCAACCCGTCGTCACAAAGAAGGTAGATGTCCAGTCGGAATCCACTGGACTCGAAGATACTGAGTGCAATTACGTCGTCATGGCTTTCATTGTCGGCGTGCTTTTTTTAGCCGTCTCTGATTCCATCAGGGCATAATTAAATTAAATTGATTCTACCTTTGGGTTTTCCCTAAATGGTAAAATTAGTAGTCAAAAGTTCCCCAAGCGGGTGTGTGCGCTCCACCGGTGCCATCGTCAAGTCCAACTGGGTTGGTGAGATTACTTGTGATTTTAAGCAGTTTTCCACCACATGCTGTCGTCATTTCTACCGAAATGTCATAATAATAGTTGCGAGTGACGTCTTGATTATACGGTGTGATACTTATACCTCGTTGTCCTGTTGTGATAGTTGTACTCCATGGATAGATGTTATAACCACCGAATATGTTTTGCGTACCCACAGTAATATCAAAAACTGGTTGGGATGCATCACCGGTTCCTCCTTGAACTTCAAGAATCATGGTACTTAAATCACCTACCGTTGAACCATCGGTTCTCCTCAACATCGCAACAACCTTAGCGTAAAATGCACCTTTTTCAAAAATCAATTGAATATCTTTAGCGGGGTTAGTTGTGGTGATTTCAAATGATTTAGAGTAAAATTTGCGCTGAACTCCACCAGTTAGACTTCCAAATATAACACCTTCACCAACCTCAAGATCTGTTGTAGGTTGAGCACTACCGAGATTAATACCAATCTCTGTGAAAGCAAAGTTCCCCCCGATTTTCATATTACCATTTACAACACAATCGCTATCTATAAATGTTGTGGGATCATTAATAGCAGATGGTTGTATAAATACATTACCCGTTCTATCCGCGTAAATATTTGAGTTTCCACCAGTTGTTGTGGTAAGTTCTATACTCGCATTTGAAGATAAACTTTCCACTCTCATAGTACCGTTTTCACCTGTCGTCCGACTGTCAAGTACGTGTAACTGACGAAGAGGTGATGGTATACCTACACCGACATTACTTGTGTGAATTAGATTGAGATTGTTTATAATTGTACTGTTGTTAGCTACACCTAAAGCCAGACCAGTTGTTGCATTTACCGTATTATTGAATCCTTTTAGGAATCCACCTTCTTCTTCATTTGTGTATAAAAGTACACCAGTTTGTTTATTTACACCAATACTTTGAAGTTTTAATAAGTTTATATCATCTGGTGTTGTATCGTAAATATGTATATTAGATGCGGGTTGAGTAGTACCTATCCCAATATTACCATCACCGGTAAATCGAAAAAACTCAGAGTCTGCAAGACCTGGTCCTCCATGTGCAAATGTGATTGGACGTCGGATATTACCATTTACTATACTTCTAATAATGTTAAAGCTCGTACCTAACTCTGTAGTTGAAAAATCTAAACCAGCTGTTTTAAAACTACCACCACCGGTAAAGACGATACTACCGTTAACAACTAATTTGGTTCCAGAATCACTGGAAAGTGCAGTCTGTGCTAAAGATCTATTACCACCTATGACAACTATACCGGGGCTTCCTACATCTGTTATCGTCAGTGGATTAACCGAGAAAGGAGTCGTTTCCAAAGTATCTAAGATTTGACCTGAACCGTACAGATCTTGGTTTGTAGATGAATAAGTTTGAAACACATGCTCACCCGCGATATGTCTAATTCTATCTGGACCCTGACTAACCGATCCAGACTCATTACCTTTATAAAGAAGTAACTCAGATTGTGTATATTGTGAACCGTAAATTCTGTCAATTATACGAGTGTTTCCATACTCATCACCGAGGGTACCACTAAATGTGATTTCACTACCAACCACTAAATTACCAGAAACTTCGAGTTTAGCACGAGGTTGATCGGTTCCAACTCCCACATTCCTTGTTCCATTATTTATGTATAAAGCCACTTGTCCCGGATCCAAAATTTTTTGATAATTTTCTGTAATTCTAAAATCGTTATCCTTTGATACACCCGTGGTCCAACCTGTGAGAGCTCCACCATTTTCAAGTATATAACTCGTATATGCATTCCCCACGTTTAATTTAGTTTCTAAGGCTAAAATGGCATCACCATTATCGTGGTTATGCACAAGAATACCATTTTCTTGTGGATCTGCAAAACCCGAACATATGACTTCAAGAAATGCCTTGGGTTGTGTGTTACCAATTCCAACCTTTCCAGAACTTAGGAAGGTCATGACATCAGCATCAGTTTGGTAGTTATCACTCGCTAAATAAAGATCAAGACGCGATCTAGAAGTTCCAGTTGAAGTTTCGTATTTTCCCAATTTAAATGTTCCTCTTGCACCATCTTGGGTTCCATTACCTTCTCGTGATAATTCTAATACACGACCCATGTCAGTAGTACTTGTGATCGGGTGTGTGTTAGTGATAACCATTGGTGTTTCTTGATGAACATATGTACCACGATTTACCACTTGATCATTTATAAAGACTGTACCACCCGTTGTATGAAGTGCCCCAATGGGGTTAGCGACGTTGATACCAACATTACTCGATTCTAATAGGGTGAGTTTGGGTGTACCCATAGTATGTGTGGTACTTGCGTAAAAGTTGAGACCTTTACCTGCACCGACTATATTTTCAATTTTGTTTTCACCCACATTAGGATTTGAAAACATTTGCATCGAGGTATTGGAGGTTGTTCCCCATACGTTTCCAAACATCATTACATTACTACCCATAACAAACGCATTACCATTTACCGTAAGTCTTTGTGTTGGATTTGTTTCGTTAATACCAACGTAACCATTTGATGTAATTTTCATCCTCTCGGTATTTTTTGTTTTGAATCTAATATTTTGATGAGTATTGGATGTACTCGCACCATAAATCTCAATGGAACTTACATTTGAAGAGGATGGACCAGCTTTGAGAACAAGTGGATTTACAAGACTATCACCACCATATCTGTCAGCATGAATTATTATATTTGAATCTGAAGTAACTGATTCTGTAATTAAATTTGTTGTCACTGTGTTACCAAAAATTGTAAGAGTATGTGCAGCTGTTAGGTTGGCGTATATTTTTGAACCGATAGAAAGTGTATCCGTTGGTAATATATTAGATATACCCGAAGTTTCTGTACCCGTAGTGCGTAAACCATTTACTTTTACATTACCACTGAATGTAGCAATATCTTTATTAGTTGTATCTATTACAATTATATCGTTACCAACTGTAATATTTGAACCAACTTTTAAACCATGTGTATAAGTGTTTCCAAATACTTCTAAAATATTCGAACCCGCATCTTCAACGAAAAGGTTGGAGCCCACACAAAGGTCGTGTGTTGGATATATATTTGCCACACCAACTGAATTTGGGGTATATATATCACCGCTTACATGCACATTTACCAAACCAGGTGATTTAAGTATTTGTTCAGCATTTAAACCTCCATATGCATTTGTTTGGAAGAAACCCATTTCCTTCCCTCTCGCACCACCTACAAAAGCCATAGTTACATTTGAATATCCTACACCGGGTGTCATAACGAACCCAGTTTCTCGTGATAATACCCCGTTTCCAAATCCAGCGTGAATAACTATATTAGCAACTCTTAAATCTTGTGCAACAATATATTTAGCTACTTCTGAAACTATTACGTTACCAGTCACATGTAAATTACCGGTCATATGTATATTACCAGTTTGATATACATCACCACTTATAATACTTACATTAGTACCAGGACCATTTAGACCTACACCTTGATCATAAAATGCAACATTAGATCCAATTGACAAATTTGAGGTATTTATGCCACCATTCACAGTAATAATATTAGATGCAAACCCATCAACTACAACATTTGATAAACTTAATTTATCATTGACGATCACATTCGTGGACACCAAATTACCACTCACCGTCATGAGATTGTGACCTTCTATATCAATGTCAACCTTTCTCACTGCACCAGCATTTACTTGAAATGCTTTACTTGGATTGATAGTGCCAACAGCTAAGTTCTGATTAACGAAAAAACGATTAGCTCTACCAGATGTTTTGAGATCAAAAACATGTATATCATCTTTATCCATATAAAGTTGATCCCCGAGGGAAAATTGTTTAGTTGGAACGGTATTTGCCAAACCTAAACGACCTTTTATACCATCGGATTCATTAATTTTAACCTCATTTACTTCAATTTCCCTGGTCAGAATAGAGTTAACTCCTGTAAGAGTTTCTGCCTCAACGGGTTCTGCTTCTAAACTCGCAACATAGATTTGCTCGAACCTGGCGGTTCTACCCATTTATATATTAGTTCCCGAATAAAATTCCGGCAAGACCATCCTTGATCCTGAGCACGTTATAGTTCACTGCAAATAGAGATATATCAGTTTGGTCTGCTCTAAGTACACCCTTTTCTACACCCCGTAATATAAGTTTAGCGTTATCGAGTCTACTGAAATTACAACTACCTGAAGGATTGTAGTCTGATGCGTTTAATCCAAAATGATACGCAAAATATCTCGTGTACATAAGATCTTCCGAATCAACCCTAAAATCTGATACACCATATTTAGACTTATAATAGTTTTGACATGTGTGAAAATAAGTAGGTGACATATTCTCAAGTAAAGTTGTTCCATTTACTTGTATATCCGCGTTTTTGAATGTAAAACGATCGTTCGTAGGATCAATGTTAGTGGCACTATAACCGAAAAATATTGACTTGACGGGGTGATTTAAATACGACATGTCTAAATCGTTATACCCACCCGATTCTATGGTGTTATCAAATACATTCGAGAATGGATACTCTATTCTTTGTGTTTGTGTTATGATAAAATCCATTTGTCTTCTAACCATAGACTCTCTCTCATCCTTATCAAGATAAATGTAGTTTGCGTAAACATTTATACGCTTCTGGTTATCATTATAACCTATCAAACTGTTTTCGTCAAAATTAATTTTAACTTCTACCTGATGATGCGCAAGTGCCACTAAGGGTAAGAATGCTCCATGATCACAAAAGAAAAAATGCATAGGTTGGAAGTTTCTATGTGAAGTACTTGTCTTATTTGTTAATTCCTGTGCTTTAGACCATGAATCTGCAAGATAATTAGGCCAAATGTCGGCATAATAATCATAGTGTTGAGAATCTATTTTTTGACCTCCCACAAATAGATCAATAGTGGAGTTATAGAGAAGATTAGAAGACACATTTGAGGTTTTTTCTACACCTTCAAACCATAAACAGTTTACAAGATCACCCACAACTGGTATAGTAAAACTGGGATCTTTATCCGTAAGAGTTTTTATGAACTTTGGAGCTTGGGAAAAGTTTGTATGCCTTGTAAACTTCATACGAAAAAATGAGTGTCCATCGTCACTATTTAAGTAAACATCTTGAGCACCTCTGGAAACCAATTGAATCAATGCACCCGACATTTAATTATTATTTAGATTATAAAAACAGACACTTTCCCTGAGGGAAGTCAGCTTTCTTTTCTTCCGCAGCTTTACCGTGT